CTCGGGCAGCGCGTCCGCCGTCTTATTTTTGTCGGCGATGATTTTGTCTTTGGCCTCGGCGGTTTCGCGGCTCTCGCGCAGGGCGGCGCGGAGTTCGTTGCGGGTCATGCGGTCAATGTCGTCTAGCGTGTGACCATTGATGTCGCCGCCGTCGGCCAGCTCCAACAAGGTGTCATCCTCTTCAACCAACAATTCCAGCAGTTTTGATTTACCCAAGGTCATCAGCTTGGGTTGTGCCTGCTTCATCTTCGGGTCGATAAAGCGCAATGTGGCATTCATCAGTCGTTGTGATTCGCGGCGACCTAACCCAAATTCTTTTTCAGCAATTTCAGCAAATCGGCCGTGTGGCGTATGCTCCTTGATAACGATAAGCGCACGCCCCAATTCAAACATCCCTTCCATTGTCTGGCGTACCGCAAAACGACCGCGCTCAATCCATACTGCTTCGTTATAGACCTCGCCGTTAGAAAATTTCGCCATTACATTTGCGCTATGTACAGCCATTTCAGTAGAGGGCACATCAGCTGCGTGTTCTAAAATTTCTGTTGTCATGATTTGCTCCGTCAAATGCGACGCTGGCGTCGCATTTGGTTAGTTGTTCTCAAAACTTACTGCCAGCTTCCAGTCGATAGCTTATTTCTTTCAACCGTTCCTGCAGCTGCTCGTGCTGCTGTCTGAACCGCTCCGCAATTTGCAGGGTGCGCATGCTGTAGGCGAAATTGCCGTTGTCCAGCTTCATTACCAACCCTTCCTCAATCAAATCATTCAAATCCCGGCTCACATACGAGGGCGAAATACCGAGACTGTCGGCAATCTCCTTATTGCTCAAGCCGATAATCGGATGGGCTTTCAATGCTTTAAAAACCTTTAAAACCCGGGTTCCTTTGCCTGTCGCCATTTCAATCCCCCGCCTTCTTCAATGCCCGTTCCATAATCCGCCGCAGGGCTTTGGCCATTGCCGCTGCCTCTTTGCCTTCCAAGCAAATGCTGCCGTAGTTGGTCAGTATCTCCACCGCCTGCGCGCCCTCGATGGCGGGGATTTGTTTGCCCAGCGCATAGCGGGCGGTTTCTGCATCAGTCATTTGGCTGCTCCTTCAGTCCCAATTTAATCGCCGCCTCGTGCGCCATGCCGCGCCGGCCTTTCAGCTGGCCGCGCAACAGGTGCTCCACCACCGTGCGCTCGAAGCCGAAATACCGCGCCCACGCGCTGCGGTTGATGCCGTGCCGCACGAAATACCGCTGTGCCGACTGTGTCGTCTGCGGATAAGGCAGCGGTAGAAATTTGTCATGTTGCTTGCTCATTTGGTGCCTACCTGTGTTAATCTGTGCTAATCGTTTATCCCGAGGAATCCCGCCATGCATATCGACAATGCACCCGAGTTTTCTACTACCGAAGAACATATTGCCGAGCTGTACCGCCGGATAGATGGGTTAAGTGACCGTATTGAGAGTTTCGACTCGGTGTTCTATCCCATCTGCCTCGCCATTCGTTTGCAGTCTCCCCTTTTCTTCGATGAAATCACGTCCGGAATGGAAACCGTCCATCGACAGAAAATAAAAGAGGCGGCGAAGGCGGATTCCCCGATTGATCCTAATAAGGTCTATGCTTTGGAACGCTTCTTAGCGACAGCCAAGCTTGTTCGAGAGAGTGCCGAAAATATTCAATCCGAAGTTGCCGCTGCCGGGAAGCCAGCCGGATAAAAGCCTTTCTCTTCCGGCTCAAGGCCGCTTGGATTTCCTGACGTATGATTCGACGCAATTCTTGTTCGGTCATTTTTTGTCCTTTTCTGTGTCGGATTGGTTTTAACTGTGGCGTTACGTGTATATTATACACACTTGCGTATAAAGTAAAGAGGTTTTGATGCAATCGCGTATAAAATCTAGACTGTTGCTTGCTTGCAAACAATTAGGAATAGATAAACCAAAGGATTTTCAAGCTGCTACAGGCTTTCCTTATCGGACTGCACAAAGTTACCTAAACGGGACGAGAACACCGAATGCGGAGGGCTTGGCGGAAATTTGTACGCGATTGCGTATAAATCTAAACTGGCTGCTGACTGGAGAAGGTGTTTTTTTTGTTGATAATGCGGTCTCAGTTGGGCTACCTGAAACCACTCCATCCGGCTTAAACACGGAAGAACAAGAGCTGCTGGCCTTGTTCCGCCAGTCCAGCGAGCTTGGCCGCGCCGTCATCATGAGCGCCGCCCGTGGCGCGGAGAAAAAAGAAGCCGCATCTGCGGCTGATCAAGTAGCTTAGTTTTAATTGTCCGTTTAATTGAACTGAATGAAAAGGAGATGAGTATGAAAAAAGCAACATTATGTCTACTATCCATTTTGGCGTTGGCAGCTTGTAATCAAAGCACCTCTTCTCAAGAAACTAAGGTAGAGGAGCCAAAATCCAGCTCTGCATCTGTTGAAGTAGCACGGCCTGAGCCTACTGCGCCAGAATTAAAGCTGATTGAAGATATGCAGTACATCACAGACAAACTTAAAGCAATCCCAACCTTGGGTAAGGTTGTTATCTATACCGAAGAGACCGACCCTAATCATCGGCTTGGCCGCCCTGGGCAATATTTCGCAAAATTAAACTTTACTGATACCCGCTACAAATCAGAGCCTGAGAATTTCGGTACGATAGAAGTTTTCAAAACAAGGGAGGAGTTGGAGGAACGGTATGACTATGTTGCTTCAGTTACCAAAGGGACTCCTTATCTCGTATACCAATTCAAGCATGAAAATCTTCTTATGCGGCTGCCGCAAGAAATGACTCCGACACAAGCCAAAGAGTACGAAGCCGCCTTAGAGCAGATGTAACGTAGCTGCCCGATTAGTAGCTAACATGCCGGTAAGTTTTTTTAAACCCGTTTAAAAGACCCCCGCCACTCCCATCAGCCACAATCCCTGCATCAACACCGATGCAGGGATTTTCTTATGTATATCACCATTACCGCAGGACACAGTAATACCGACCCCGGCGCCGTCAACGGCAGCGACCGCGAGGCCGACATCGCGCAAGACATGCGCAACATCGTCGCTTCCATCCTCCGTACCGACCACGGATTGGAGGTTAAAACCGACGGTGAGGGCAAGGGCAATCTGCCTTTGCGGGAGGCAGTCAAGCTCATCAAAGGCAGCCGCCTGGCCGTCGAGTTTCACACAAATGCGGCGCTCAATAAAACCGCCACGGGTATCGAAGCCTTATCCGTACCCAAAAACAAGGCCGCCTGCCAGCGGCTCTGTCAAGCCGTGGCCAACATCAGCGGCTGGAAGCTGCGCGGCGAAGACGGTTACAAACCCGACAATGCCGGCCAACACAGTCGCCTGGCCTACGCCCAAGCCGGCGGCATCATCTTCGAGCCGTTTTTTATTTCCAACGACGCGGACTTAGCCCAATGGAAGCAAACCAAATGGAGCATCTGCCGCGCCATCGCTAACGCCATTGCCGAAGAGGTTAAAGCATGAAAGAGAAAAAAACTTTGGTAGCACTGGCACTGTCTGCCGTATTGCCGAGCCTAACCCACCCCGCACCCCGGCTGGAATATTCGATCGGTTCAGGCAGCTACCCGCTTAGCGGCCGCCGCAGCGGTGTGGCTGCCGCCAGACGCGCCGCCAAACGGCGCAGAAAGGCTGGAAGATGAATAGCCTTAAAAACTGGCTGGCCGGCGCGTTTACCAACCCGTCCAGCGGCCAAGCCAGCCACACCAAGGTATGGGCCAACGTGGCCTACGCCGTGATGACTTATAAATTTGTCATGGCACCCGAACCGGTGGAGTGGATGTGGTGGAGCTACGGCTGCATTGTGGGCGGCTACGCCCTCATCAAGCGCGGCCTATCCATCATCCCGCAGCTGGAACAGATCAAACAACAGGGAGATCAAAATGTGGATGCTACCGACGAATAAATCTTTGCTGTACGCACTCGGCATCGGCCTGACATTGGCCAGCGTATACGGTGCGGGCTACACCCACGCACGCCGTATCTATCGCGGCGAAATCGCACAGCTGCAGCAGCGCCATACCGAGCAGGCGCTGGCCGCCGAACAAGCCTACAGCGCCAAGCTGGCCGAAGTCAGCGCGGAAAAACAGAAGTGGCACGACTTCGCGCAGCAGCAATCGGCAAAGCTGGCTGAAACCACCCGTCAATTGGACACCCAAACCACACGCATCAAACAGGAGATAGCAAATGCAGTCAAAAACGATCAAAGCAGCGGCCGTTGTTACAGCGGCCTTGGCACTGGCAGCCTGCAGCTCTACAAACAAGCCCTTGGCTACACCGATTAAGGTAGTGGAGCGCCCGGTGCTGCCGCCCGCCGCCGCCGAACTGCTGGCCGAGCATCCGCGCCCGGCACCGCCGGTTTCAGGCAGCCCCACCGATTTGCTCAATCACGCCGCCGACTACGGCGCATGGTGCGGCAAGCGTGATACACAGGTGCGCGGGTGGCAGGAATGGTATCGGAGCAAGCAGTAATGGATATTTCAGACAGAGCCACCCAGCAGGAGGAGCTGGCGCGAGAGGAGGCGCTACGCCAAATCAGGCTACCTGAAAACCCGGCCGCTACCTCGCTCTTGTACTGCGTGGATTGCGGCGCCCGCATCCCCAAACGTCGCCGCCTGGCCGTCCCCGGCTGTACAAGATGCGTGGGCTGTCAGGCCTATCAAGAAATCGGATACCCCTGAATCATGGATAACAGAACCTTTATCAGTATCGAATTTTGGCAAATCGTCTCTTTCCTAATGGGCTTTTTGGGCGTGTGCTGGATGTTCGGCAAGATGCTACTCACCCATTACGAAAGCCGGTTGGCTCAGGTTTATAACAAAAGCGAAGAGTTGGAAAAAACCGTCAACAGCCTGAAAGAAACCCTGCCGCTGAACTACGTCCTGCGAGAAGACTACATCCGCGGACAGGCGGTGTTGGAAGCCAAAATGGACGCACTCCATAAAACCATTAGTGACCTTTATAAATTGGAAAGTGGGAAAAAATGATGCAACAAGCCCGTACTGCCGGCCTGCGCTGGCAGATTATCAGCATTCTCAACAAAGCCCGCCCGCACACGTCATCCGAAGTCATGTTGCTGGATATCCTGCGGGCAATCTATGCCGATACCACTGTCACCGAACTTAGGCGCGAACTGGACTATTTGGCCGACCGCAAGTTGGTGGATCTGGTCAAGCAGCCCATCGGCATGTGGCTGGCCGACCTGACCCGATTGGGTGTGGACATCGCCGAATACACCATCGACTGCCAGCCAGGCATCGCCCGCCCGCCCAAATACTGGGAGGGTTGATGATGGCACGCCGCAGCACCATTGCCCTGTTGCCGGACGATGTCCGCCACGAGTTCGAACGCCGGCTGGCGGCCAATGCGTTCGGCAACTATACCGAGCTGACCGAATGGCTGAACGCACAGGGTTACGAAATCAGCCGTGCGGCCGTACACCGCTACGGCCAAAAGGTCGAGCGCCGATTTGCCAGCATCAAGGCCAGCACCGAAGCCGCCCGTCTGATTGCCGAGGGCGCATCCGACGAAGGCGACACCCGTTCCGAAGCCCTGATGGCGATGTTGCAAACTGAGCTGTTCGATGCATTGGTCGCTATTGGCGAGATACCGGATACCGAACTGAATGTGGTTGACCGCTTCGGCATGATGTCGGAGGCAGCCAAAAAGATTTCGGCACTCACTTCGGCCAGCACCCGCCTGAAGCAATGGCAGAGCAACCTGAAAGAGAAGATGGATGCCAAGTTTGCTGCGCTCGAAGCCGAATCGACCAAGCAGGACAGCGGCCTTGACCCGGAAACACTCAAACGCATCAGGCAGGAAGTATACGGGGTGTTTTCATGACACAGCCGGCCTTAACCCTCTATCCCTACCAGCAGCGCTGGCTGGCCGACCACAGCCGCTTCAAAGTCGGTATGTTTGCCCGCCAGACGGGCAAAACCTTTACCACCACGCTGGAAATCGTGTTGGACTGCTTAGATGCGGAATCGCAAGGCAAACGCACGCGCTGGGTCATCCTGTCACGCGGTGAGCGGCAGGCGAAAGAAGCAATGAACGAAGGCGTGAAACGCCATCTGGAAGCGGCCGGCGTGGCCTGCGAAGTGATGCAGGTGCCGTTCGACGCTACCACCAACGCCCTAGAAGTGGTGCTGCCCGGCGGCAGCAAGATTACCGCGCTGCCCGCCAATCCCGACACCGCCCGCGGCTTCTCGGCCAATGTGTTTCTTGACGAGTTCGCTTTCCATAAAGACAGCCGCGAAATTTGGAAGGCGCTGTTCCCGGTCATCTCTGCCGGCTGGAAGCTGCGCGTGGTTTCCACGCCGAACGGCAAGGGCAATAAATTCTACGAGCTGGTTACCGACGAAAAGAATAAGGAATGGAGCCGCCACATCGTCGATATCCATCAGGCAGTGGCCGACGGTTTGCCGCGCGATATCGAACAGCTGAAGGCCGGTCTGAACGATGATGATGCCTGGGCGCAGGAGTTCGAGCTGCAATGGTTGGACGAAGCCAGTGCCTGGCTGTCCTACGATCTGATTCACGGGGTGGAAGACGAGCAGGCCGGGCTACCTGAAAACTACACCGGTAATCCTTGTTATGTCGGCGTCGATATCGGCATCCGCAACGACCTGTTTGTGATTTGGGTGTTGGAGCAGGTGGGCGACGTGATGTGGACGCGCGAACTGATTACCCGCCGCCGTGCCAGCTTCGCCGAGCAGGACGTCCTGCTGGACGAGGTGTTTGAACGCTACCGCGTCTTGCGCTGCTGCATGGATAAAACCGGCATGGGCGAAAAGCCGGTGGAAGACGCGCAACGCCGCCACGGCGAGAGCCGGGTGGAAGGCGTGCTGTTCAATACCTCTTCCAAACTGGCGCTGGCCACCATCGGCAAAGAGGCGTTCGAAGATAAGAAAATCCGTATCCCTATCGACCAACACCTGCGCAGCGACCTGCACAAGCTGCAAAAAACCACCTCCGCCACCGGCGCACCGCGTTTTGTGGCCGAATCCGACGCCAACGGTCACGCCGACCGAACTTGGGCGTGCTTTCTTGCCCTCAATGCCGCCGACGGTGAGACCGGCCCGATTCGCGTGACCAGCCGCAGAATCTACCGCCGCAGTTCCCTAACCAGAGGATATTGATATGAAAGCAAAGATAGCCGAAAAAATCAGCAAACTTTTATGTATGCCCGGTATGGCAGTTATCGTTTTTGTTGCCGTTTTCTTGTTCGTTGTGCTGCTTTTAGAGCGGATCATGTTGTGGTTGCTGCTGGTGGCGGTATCTCCCTTGATCTGGCCGCTGTATATGCTGGCACGGCATGACATAGAACCACGCACGCCGATTACTTTTGCCCGCGACATCTTCCAATCCATACCGTATTTGTGGGACGAGATTAAAGAGTTGTCCCTGCCACATTGATACCGGAGCAATCCCTTATGGCCAAACCCCACTTCAAACTCAAAACCGCCAACGGTGCGGTTACCCTCCAACCCGCCGACCTGACCGCCCACCTCGCCGTTGCCCAACGCTTTTGGGGTATCGGCGGTTTCGGCGGCTATCTGCCCAATCCCGACCCCGTGTTGAAAAAGCTCGGGCGCGACATCTCGGTTTACCGCGAGCTGCTGTCCGACCCGATTGTCGCCGGCCATGTACGCCGCCGGAAGTCGGCGGTGGCCGGTATGGAGTGGCGAATTGAAGCCAACGGTGCGCCTGACACGGTCTGCGACACCATTGCCGAGCTGTTCTCCGGTTTTGACCTGTACCGCCTGATCAACCAAATCCTAGATGCCGCCCTGTACGGCTATCAGCCCTTGGAAATCATCTGGCAGCGGGGCAGCCTGTGGCTGCCGTCCGAAATCGTGGCCAAGCCGCAGGAGTGGTTTCAGTTCGACCAAGACGGGCAACTGCGCTTCCGCCTTTCAGGCAGCCTGAACGACGAACCGGTACCGGCCTTCAAATTCCTGTGCCCGACCCACAATGCCAGCTACATCAACCCCTACGGCATCGGCGATTTGTCCTGTATCTACTGGCCGACCATCTTCAAACGCGGCGGCCTGAAATTCTGGGCGGAGTTCAGCGAAAAATTCGGTGCACCGTGGATCATCGGCCGCGAGCCGCGCAGCAATACCGACCAAGACACCGACCGCCTGCTGGATGCTTTGGAGCAGCTAATCGGCAACTCGGTGGCCACCATCCCTGATGACAGCAGCGTCGAAATCAAAGAGGCGGCGGGTAAACAGGGCAGTGCCGATGTGTACGACCGCTTTATCCGCTACTGCCGCTCCGAAATCGCTATTGCGCTGCTCGGCCAAGACCAGACCACCGAGAAAGACAGTACCCACGCCAGCGCCACCGCAGGTTTGGAGGTAACCAAGGATATTCGGGACAACGACTGCCGCATCGTTGAAGGCTGCCTGAACCGGCTCATTGACTGGATCTGCGGTTTCAACTTTGCCACCGACACACCGCGCCCGCAGTTTGTTTTGTACACCGAAGAAGCAGGCGACAAGACCTTGGCCGAACGCGACCAAATACTGACCGGCTGCGGTGTCCGATTATCCGAAAGCTACTGGAAACGCGCCTACAACCTGAGCGACGACGATATTGTTCAGGTAGCCTCTCCGCCAAATGCGACGCCGGCGTCACCTTTGGCCGACTTCGCCGAACACCGGCCGGCTGCCGATGCTGGCTTGGTCATCGACGCCCTCGCCCCTCTTTCAGGTAGCCTCAATGCACAGGGGCAGGCATTAACCGATATCTTGATTGGCAGCCTGAAACAGGGGGCGGCCACGCCCGAAGCGGTACTGGACAAGCTGACCGCCGCTTATCCGAATATGGATGATGCCGCGCTTCAAGAGGAATTGGCACGCTTAATCTTCCTGGCCGAACTGGTCGGCAGGGTGGAAGCCGCCGAGGAGCTGGCCAAATGAATCCCGAAGACATCAAAGCCGTCTTCGGCATGCAGCCCGAAGCCGCCGTGGCCTATCTGCAGCAGAAAGGCATCAACGTATCGTGGGACTGGCAGGACATGCTGGACGATGCGCACGCCACCGCCTTCACCGTAGCCAAAACCGCCGGCATGGATGTGGTCGGCGACATCTATGCCGCCGTGGTCAAAGCCGCCGAAAGCGGGCAGACCTTGGAGCAGTTCAGCGAGCAGCTGACGCCGGTATTGCAGGCCAAAGGCTGGTGGGGCAGACAGGATATGCCGCACCCGGACACCGGCGAAATCCAAACCGTGCGCCTGGGCAGTCCCTACCGCCTCAAAACCATCTATCTGACCAATATGCAGTCGGCCTATATGGCCGGGCGTTATGCCGAAATGATGGATGCCGTGGATACGCACCCTTATTGGGAATACGTGGCAGTCAATGATGAGCGCACCCGTGAGACCCACCGCCTGCTGCACGGCAGCGTTTATGCCGCCGACGACCCGGTGTGGGACAGCCTGTATCCGCCCTTGGACTACCGCTGCCGCTGCCGGGTTCGACCCTTATCACGCAGCCGTGGGGCAGACCGGGTAAAACCCAGCCCGCAGCTGGAAACCCAAACCGTGGACATCGGTGTCAACCAATATACCGGCGAAGAACGCCATGCCCAGCGCACCGGTATCCGCATTAACGGCAAATTCGTCGCCCCCAATGCTGGCTTCAATGCCAACCAAGGCAAAGCCATGCTCTCGCGCATGGCTTCGGTGGCAGTGGATAAGGCGCAGGCCGCCCATCCTGATATTGCCCGTGTGGCGCTGCGGCAGATGATGGGCAACGAGCGGTTCAAATCCTCGCTCAATGCCGCCCAGCTGGCATGGGTGCTGCAATTATTGAGGGGGTGATGGTTATGGTGTATCTAGACTGGAATCCCGATGACGAGCATAGCGGCGATGTACAAGTCGACCGTGCATACGATTTGAGTTCCATTTTATTGAGCTATAACGGCCTGACCGTCCGTCTGGACGGACATCAGGCATTCGTCATCATGCAGGGGCTGGCCGAGGTGTTGAACTACGAACTGTTAGAACGCGCGCTCGGGGAGGAAGACGATGCTTGAAATCAGCTTGGACGACAGCGACCTGAAACGCGGCCTCGGGCAGCTGCTGCACAATGCCCGCCACCCGCGCCCGATGATGCGAGCCATTGCCGCCGAACTGCTCAGTATTACGGAAGACAACTTCGAATCCGAAAGCTGGGGCGGCAAAAAATGGCCGGCCAATGCGCGCGGCGGCAAAATCCTGCAAAAGAGCGGGCAGCTGGCCGCCAGCATCCACACCGCCTCCGGCAGCAACTTCGCCCGCATCGGCACCAACAAACCCTACGCCGCCATCCACCAGTTCGGCGGCACCATCAAAGCCAAAAACAAACCCTATCTTGTATTCAAAATCGGCGACGGCTTCCGCAGGGTCAAACAAGTCAACATCCCGGCACGCCCCTACCTGCCGATGAGCAAAGACGGTACACTTCAGGCCGGTGCCGAATCCCGCCTGCTGGATGTTGCCCTCGATGCTTTGGCACGGGGTGTCCGAAAATAA